ACTTAAGAGTCGATATAGCGGCGGAGTTAGTAGGCAAGAAGGCGTTTAAGGATGCTGACAATGCCGCCATGCGTCTTGATAAGACAGTTAAGCAACTTGGCAAGACTCTAGGTATTACCCTCGGCGCATCCGCTATGGCAGCCTATGGCAAGGCAGCAGTTAAAGCCTTCGCAGAGGATGAAGCAGCAGCTCGCAGACTATCCAGCGCAGTTGATAATTTAGGGCTTTCCTTCTCTAAGGTACAGGTTGCAGATTTTATCTCTGGGCTTGAGCAGAGCGCAGCCATCGCTGACGATGTACTGCGTCCAGCCTTCCAGTCTTTACTTAACATCACAGGATCATTAACCAAGTCTCAAGAGCTTCTTAACAATGCCATTCAGATAAGCCGAGCCACAGGCACAGAACTAGGCACAGTCGTTAATGACTTAGGCAAGGGTTATGTCGGGATTACTCGCGGACTTATCAAGTACAACACAGGGCTTACCCGCGCAGAACTACAGACCAAGAGCTTTAACGAGATTCTAGGCATCATGCTGGCTAAGTCTGCTGGCGCAGCGCAGGACTACCTCACCACTACATCATTCAAGTTAGACACTCTGCGCGTCTCATCAGAGCGAGCAAAGGAGTCAATCGGTGAAGGCTTGATAAACGCCTTTGCAGTCCTTGGTGGTGGATCACAGGCTAGCGATGCAGCCAAGACTATTGACAATATCGCCAAAGGCATCAACGCCATTACTATGGCTACAGCCCAAGCCATTAACGGCTTAAGCAAGTTATACAAAGGTCTTGATTTCCTCACTTCCTTTGGTGGTCTAACTGGTGGCGATGGCTTACTAGCCAGAACCTTTGACCGCACTCCTACAGTCTCTCGCGGACGTTCAGCTTCTCCAGCAGGTACAGCAATCCGCACACGCCAGCAGCGCGAAGCAGAGGCGGCAGCCGCTAAGCGAGCCAAGGAAGTTGCAGCCCTAACTAAGAAGCAGGTTGCATCTACTAAGGCTCTGACAGCCGAGCAGAAAAAGCAGAACAGCCTTAAGAAGTCTGCTTCAATCTTTGATTTAGAACAGGTTCAACTTGTAGCAGCTCTTAAGGGCAAACTTACCCAAGAGGAAACAATGCGCGTTCAAGCGCAGCTTGCAATCCTTAACGGCAACGAAGCAGTAGCCAGAGACCTCACTAACCAGATTCTTAAGGCGCAAGATGCTTCAGGCAACCTTGCTAGATTCCTGACCGCCTTGCCTAATGCTCGCAACCCATTCTTATTCTCTGCACCACAGTAGTAACACACATACCCATCTCTTGCCAATACTCGAAGGCGTACTTCCTTGTACTTCCTCGATAGTCGAGGATCACCCTTCTTTGTACTCATTGCCATCCTTTAGTCTTGAGATGATGTAAAGCCTTACAATAGTCAGGCTCATCATACTCTGTATAACCATACCTATGTTGTACATACTTCCAATAGAAGTAGAACTGATAGTCATATGGTGCATCTATCAGCTTGGTATTGCGTATCTGGTAGTACCCATAATGACTACCATTAACAGCATCTATTCGATTACTAGACTCTCTAAAGGTAATCTCATTATGACAATCTAATTGTCTATCTGTAAGTTGATAATCAGCTAATGAATGTAAATCGTAATAACGATCTATTGAGCCTTGTCCTACTGCAGTACTCTGCATAGACAGAGCTATCCCAATAACGATGGCTACCGAGCGAGCTATCCGCGTAGCGGCTCGCTCTGAGCCCTTGAAGGCTCTAGCCGTAAGAGTACCAGACGTGTCAAGCATGTGGATAACTCCCGCGTTAAGTGCGTGTCGTACCCTACTTATCCACAGGTGTGCATAACTACTTATCTGTTGAATAGAACCCTGAACCCTTGAAATGGACTGCTGGAACACTTGAGTACACCTTTCGCATGGTCTCACCACAGAACGGACAATCTAAATCGTGTGGCTCTGATATGGATAGCTCTTTGTCATAGCGGGCATTAGCCTCGCACTTCTCGTTATTGCACTCGAACTCATAGATTGGCATTAACGAACTCTAAACTCTAAGTTTTTAATAGCTTGAACAGACACTTCACCAAAAGCAAAGAACATCGTTTGGAAGGCTATTGTTTTAGGCTTTTCGTTCACCCTGTCGAACTTTAAGTTATGGGGCGTGATGGTTACAGCATCGGCTTTATCCCACATTGCACTAAACCATTTAGAACGACTTACTGGGAGTAAAGCTATGCCATTAGCGTGAGCCGTAAACTTATTCGCCCAAGGGGTCATTTGGGAATATGGCGGGTTCATCCACACTCGCCCAGCCCAGTCTTGCTCTAAACCATTATCAAGCTCGGTAAAGGCTTTCTTTGCTGGCACATTACTCGCGGAACGATCTATTGGTGAGGCTACGTCTAAGTCGAAGTCAATACCTAAAGCCTCAAAGACCCAGCTTGGCGTGTAATGCTCGTCTCGCAAAACAAGGTCATGATTTCTACTATGTGCCATCACTTCTCCTTACATAGGGCGCAAGTGCGGCATGGACAATTAACGAACTTCCACGATCCACATTGCTTGCAACGTTCTGGTTCAAGTTTATCAGTATCGGTCTGAATATCTCCGTAAAGCGGTAGAAGTAATTGCACCAAGTCACCAAACCGCATGAAAGCAAGATACTCGGAAGCATCTTCACCCTGTCCATTCATACGACACACCACAAACGGAAGCTCTTTGCCATCCGCTCTCTTGGTGGCTTGGCGCAACCACTCTAGGGGCTGGAACGCCGATCTAGCCTTAACCTCAACGTCGAACGGAACGTTGGTTATATCTTTTCCAGCTCCACGACCTACACCTGCGCTTCTCCACCAAGTCGAGAGATAGGCTGCAACCACTCGCTCGGTACGCAGTCCTCGGTCTTTTCTGTGTCGTGTCATGCACGACCAGCAGAGTTAATTGTTCCGCAATTGTCACACTTCCACTCGTTCTGTAAAGCCCTTTGTTTAATCTGTTGAATTGTTGGTGGGGTATTACATAACTGGCAGATAATGGCAAAGCCTAGTTTCTGCAAATCATGTGCTGCCTGTGCAGCTTGTAATTGCTCATCGGTAGGGAATTGCTCCCATTCATCATCTTGGTTGCGGAAATATAATTTACCCACGTTTGACCTGCTTACCCCAAGTGCCATCTGGCTTTATCTCATACCAGATAGGATCACAAGGCACTTGACCCCCAGGCATATCTCTAGTGCTGGATTCTGGACAGCGCCACATGCCGTATTGCTTACCAGCCTTAGAAGTTCCTGTCTTCCATACACGCGCACCATGGATACAGCTCTCGTCTGGTTGCGTGCCACCAAGGACAGCCTTGACTGTCTCGACTGCTTGCTCCATCGTCTGAACTGGCGCTGCGAAGCTCTGATTCCATGGGTCTGATTCTACAGGCACAGGTACATATTCCTTGGCTGTGTCTGCCATCTTTGCCTTGGTCTCTTGCACAATGCTCTGCACTTCGACCTTAGCCTTTACCTTAGACATCTCTTCGCGGCTTGCTCTCTTGCCCTTTGTAGCGTAACCCGCGTTTGCAAGAGCCCTACCAATGGCAGAAGTTTCACAATTCTCCAGCGCAGATGTGGCATTAACGCCCCTGCCCTGTACTGTTTCTTCAGCCAAGCCAGTAGTCCAAGGGCGGCTGTCAGCTTCAGTTCTGTAGATGCTTGCTTCAACGATAAACCTAGCGGTTGTGTGTTCAAGTACTTTCGTGTGAATCTGTCCATCTGGGTGATCCTTCCAAAACTTAACTAGGCGTTCTTCTACTGTCTCGTAATCATCTAGATTAAACATAGAGTTCATTCTCCTCTGTATGTAGTTGCCCTGCTATGGCAACGTACGCCGCAAGGTCGATGTAAGTGTCTGGCTTTGCAGTTTCCATGCTTCTTGCGATTTTGACCAATGCCATACACATCGCCACCTGATAATCAGTAATGGGCATTTCGAGGTATGAGCTCCAGAGTGCGGCTGTCCTTTGCATATTGTCGCTAGGGTGTCCGTAATCAAGTCCTCGGTCTTGGATAGTAGCTCTCGCTTCGTTGAGATAGTCTCTAGCATTCATCGAGCAACTCGCTCTAGTGACTCGTAGTAGCGGCGAACTGCTATGCGCCCCTTAACGTAGCCATCGTGGTATCCAGAGTAGCGACCTATAGCAAACGATCCTACTGCTACTGCCAGAATGATTAACTGTAATACTGTCATTGTGAGCCCTTTCTGTTAGGTGTAGAGGGCTCTACCTATGGCTTCCATTCCTCGGCGAGCCCCCTACAAGACAGAACTTTACATCAGGACTATGCGACAACCACCCTTTTTAGATAACGAAATGATAACGATTTGAGACGGATCTTCGTCCTCAAAGACTGGACTAGCGAACCCGTCCATAGACCTTGCCCTGCACGATGAACGTGCCGTTCTTCTCTATGTTGATTATGTCCACTTGGACGTTAGAACCCTTGACGTACATGATGGCAAAGGCTTGCTGCCAATTAGCCGTTCCCTTGGTGTATGAGGCTTGTCTGAAGTCCATAAGGTTACCTACCTCAACTCCATGTAAAACACGCCCTAAACGCCCTCCAGAGGCTTCTGTGAAGGCGCTACGCCCTGCCCTATGGGTATGACCAGAGATGACGTTCTTCCCATGCCTACGAGCCGCCTCAAGGGCTGATAAGCCCCCTAGCTGCTTGATGGGTGTGTGGTCTCCATGGACTGCTATCCAGTTGGGTGCGATAGCCATAGGATTCTTATGGAAGGTTATGCCCAGCTCATCGAACTTCATGAACTTCTCGAAGCGAAGCTCTGGCAAGGATAGGAATGATGGAATCTTCTTCATGATGATGTTGTAGAGGCGGTCTGTGTGGTTAGACCTGATGCAGTCTGTGACCCCTAGTTCCCAGAGCAGCTCTACGCATCGGTCACGATCATCGCCAAGGCTTTGCTCGTAGGCTTGAGGCGTACCTTCTGACCACTTGCTTATGGTCTGGAAGTCAATCTCATCGCCGATGGTGACAGTCTGGTCTGGCTTAAAGGTTTGTAAGAACTTAGCGATGTTGCGTGTGACATGCACGTCCTCGAAAGGCACTTGCAAGTCTGACAGTATTACGATTCGCTTAATCGTCATCCTCATCTTCGTAGGGGATATTGTCTATGCGGTTAGGCACGTTAGGCAGAATCCAGTCAGGGTAAGCATCACGTTCCATAATGATGCCTAGAGCAATATCAACGCCAAAGCCAGCTCTGCGCAGGGCGCGGTACATCTCATGCAACCCGATAGCCCACGCATCTAGCGCGTTGTAAGTGTCTAGGTCTATGACCTTCTTCTTAGCCATAGGTAAAGTGTTACTTACCTAACAACTCAATTATGGTATCGACACGCGCTTCAAGGCGAGAAACCTGATCCTTGATAGATGAGCCGCCGTTAGGCTTTAACTCTGCTAGGTAATGTTTAATCATGAACTGCGTGTAAGCAGCCAAGCCGCCAAGGACTGTAACTACTCCTACAGCCCAAGCTGCGAGGTCTGCCGCGCTCATTTCTTAGGAGTTGCGTATCCGAATACGCCCGCTAGGACAGCCCAAAGGATAGAGCGATAGTCAAGTGCAAAGTTAGATGCACCCCACGCTGCTAGGAAAGCACCTGCTGTAAGGATTGCTGGATTCTTCATGTTCATTATTCTCCGCCTATCATGGGTATATTAAAGAACGAGCCATCGAGATCACCCTTGCTCGTAAAGCTGATATGAAGATGAGACTTGTGGCTATTGCTTCCAGTATATTTTCTGAAAGCCCAGCGCCTTTTGGAAGATGCGATTCGTCCATCGAATATAAGGTATTTAACTCGTAAATCTCCAGACTTCGCACAGAGTCGAATCTGGTCAGCAAGGTATGGCATGAGGTCGGGCTTTGACTTTCCAGAGAGATCGCGGTCAAGGTCAATGGCTCGAACAACTGATTTAGCACCTTTATCTGGGTTATGATCAGACTTAAGATGTGAATGTCGAGCATCACCAATCCACCCGTCCGAGGTTCTATCTCGATCTGGGTACGAATCATCGAGCTGCTCCCTTAGTTGCTGCCCTGCCTTGCATAGCCATGGGTTCATGCCAGTAGAAGCTTCGCCTCATCAGCGGTAATGCCTAGACGATCTAGCAGCGCAGCCTTAGCCACAGCGTTAGCTGCTGCCTGTGCTTCTTCTTCAGCCTTCTTCTCGGCTGCTAGTTCTGCCTGATAGGTAAGTTCTGCAACCTCGGCATCGGTCAATTCAATAATTGACTCCACGCCTGTCTCGCAGTTGATTTCGATTCGTGTTGGATTAGGCATTTTTGACTCCATATAGGTAGGCGGTTGAGTATTGGACGAAGTTTGCTGCATTTGCGCTTTGCAATTTAACAGAAGTGATAGCTGCGGTGTTAGACCATAAACCAGCAGTAAGAGATGAGTACCCGCCTGCTGCGTTGTTCTCTTGCACCATATCTAGGCTTACGCTTTTATTGCTAGAACCTGCATAGTTTGGAATATATATTTCGCCATTACCAAAGGTGCTAGAAGTGGCACTTGCCCCATCTATGTAGTTTCCAATTAAATAAGTCGAGCCACCTGTGGCTGCGGTGTTGGTTTCAGAACCCACAGAACTGTTGCCGTTATAAAGAATAATGCCTGTATATCCAGTTCCAGAGTTGTTAAAGGTAATCTTTAATTGGTCTATGACCGATGCTCTGTCTGTCCTTAAAGACAATTTTAAGCAAAGGTCTGTATAAGTTCCAGCAATAGAAGTAAAATCTATATTTGCAGCCCCACCTGACCCGACTGTAGAAGAAGCGATTAACTCAAATGTATTTGGCATTATGCGCTCGCAATTCCGTATAGGGTGGCAATAGTTCCAGTTTTTAGGTTTGAACTATTAGTGCAAAATACTTTTACTGATGTGATTGCAGATGTGCTTCGCCATAGACCAACGTTAGCAACTGTACCAAGACCTGGGTTTGTATCATTAGCGCCAGTCCTATCAAGTACAGTCTTAAATGTAGTTGTATTGGAATAATTCATAATGTTAATAACTGCTGTACTGAAACTCGTTCCAGTTGGAGGTGTTGCGTGGTGGTCTAAAATGATTTGATTAACGCTAGTGCTGCGTCCTGAATGAGCAGTTGAACCATCACCACAAAGATATGTTCTGGAATAGTTAGTTCCAGTATCAGAGTTAAATTGAAGTGCTAAATCTTCTCCAAGAGTTACTTGTTGTGCAGAAACAATTACAACAAGGTCTGTGTAAGTTCCAGCTATAGAACTGAATGTAATATCGGTCGCTGCACTACCCAGCGTGGTAGTGGCTATCGGCGTGTAAGTAGAACCTGCGGGCATTTATCTATCCTTTGATTCCGTAAAGGGCGAATGATGAACTTGTTGTAAAGTTTGCAGGTGCATAGATTGTCAGGCTAGTAATTGCAGCAGTTGTGGTAAATAGAGATGATCCAAGCCAGACTCGACCAGACCCGTTTCTATCTGAACCACCTAGCCAGCGGCAGGTCTTTGCCTTGTTAGTGTTTGTGTAGTCCAAGATGTCCACTACGTTCACCATTGGGTTAGTTGAATCAAGTGCTAAAGTATCAAGAGTCTGCCCGTTAGCACTTCCAGGGTCGTTTCCCGCAAAGGCTGATGCACCATTACCAAATACATAATGGCTAATAACTCCTGCATCTGCGTTAAGTTTAAGAGCCCATTCCGCACTTGAAGCCGTCAATCCGAATAGGCGCAACTGTAAATGCTTGAATGTGCTAGGTATTGAGGTAAATGAAATAGTGCCTGAACTTCCTGTACCTGCAAAGGTGGCAATAGACTCATAAGAGTTGGTTGACGCTGCAACCCCTACCCCATGAATCGCAGCTATTTGATTAAGCAATTGCGCCTACCACGTACCAAGTGTCTGTCGCTGTCTTAATGCAGACGGCAGACTTGTACTGTCCAAGGGTAGGAGCAGCGGCTACTGCGCCCGCTGAAAGGATTGTGGTTGTGCCAGAAGTGACTGCGCTAATCGTGCAAGTACCCGCCCCGATATTGAGGACAGTTATGGCTGTGCCGACTGGGAACGCTACGCTGGCATTGGTAGGAATCTTAAAGGCAATGGCTGTTGCCTTGTTCATAATCTCGAGAGCTTGGTACTGATCTGCTAAAACGGCTGTGTAATCCGCTGTGTTGGCTGTGCCGACTGTAAAGGTTGGAAGGCTGTTATAGGTAGCCGCTGTTAATACGTCTCCTGTTGTGACTGGAAAGGTTGCCATGTTGCTCCTAATAACTCAAAGTTGATGTGCCGATTATACCAAATGTACTGCTACCAATGATGAATCCATCCACTATTGGCTCAAGCGTGGTGATTGTTACCTGCATCTTATTAGCTGTTATATCCCAAGCGAATCCCTGCGCCTGTAGAACTTTCTGTATTGTCGAGCCTGACTCTGTGACGTTTGTGATGTCTAGGTTGTCGAAGTAATCAAGCCCAATAAGGGTGTCAGTTGGTACTGCTGGGTCTAGTAAGTCCACCAACATCTCGTCAATACGGATCGTAGTTTCCTTGCGGGTATTGACATAGTTCTGGGCTGCGCCTAGTACCTGTGCATCTGTCTCGGCAATGAGGTTCTCTTGGTTTAAGCCATGAGGGAAGTACTTGTCAATTGAGGACTGGCTAAACACGTTCTGGGTAACTGCTCCTGCCCCAGCGCGGGTGAACCTGACATCGTTAATTATCAGCTTGTCATCAAACGCGTATTTTACAGAACGATAACTGATGCCTGATGTCTGGTTAAAGGCGGTAGCAGCAGCAGCAAGGCTGCCCGTGACTTCGCTGCGTGACTTGTACACGGCAGTTCCATCAGGGCTCATGTAGAACGCTCCGAGCCCTTCAGAGAACTCGGCGTTCTTAATCGCATCAAGCGTGGTGCGTACTGTGCCTGTGTCTGCGATACAGGTGGCATCTCCTGTGGCAATAGATCGCATGGAGTTAGGGAACTGAACATCATCCAGAATCTTGTTAATGCGTGTGCCTGTGGTCTGACCTGCCGCTGTGTCGGCTACTGTGGCGATATTAGACATCTGCAAGAGACGGAAGCCATCTGTACACAGGATGTCCACATAGGCGGTCTCCTGCCCTACAGGGAAGGTATAGCGGTAGTCATTTACATAGCCAGAGAATAGGAAGTGGTCTGCTGTAGCTGTGGTGGCAGAGATTCGCACCTTGCGTAGAGGCACAAGATAGCCAAAGTAAGGCGATGCTGGGTTTTGTGGGTTGAAGTAGCCTAGAGGGTCTAGCACTCGCACAATGGCTGTGCCAGCATCGTAGGTGTCTTTCAGGATATTACGACCACGCCTAATAGAGATGCTATAGACGTTGGGAGTTAAATCAACTGTAGGAATGATTACATCAGATGAGCCGAATGAATTAACACCGATAACGCCGTTATCAGGTGATCCGATGACGAAGCCAGTACCAAAGGTAGCACCAGAGCTAAAGTCAAAGGTGACTGCTATCTGTGCAGGTAATGTCATCCCGCAAAGCCACCAGTTCTGCGGTTGATATAAGCAGAATCTCCAGTAGATAATGACTGGTTCTGTAGGTTCTTTGCAATAGCGTTGGTAAGGTCTCCATCGCCTGTCACCTTCAACTCGACCACTACATTGTTAGCGTTAGGGTTGTAGTTAAGCCCTGTGCGTGTGTTGTAGGTAATCATGTTGTCAGATGGGAAGGTTGGCACGTTTGTAGGTGGTGGAACTGGCACAGAGGTGTTGCCTTGAGGCGCTGTTGGAACTGGAGCATTACTGACAATGGCTGCAGCCTTGCCAGCGAGATAGGAAAGATAGGCATCGAGGTACTCGAATGGGTTACGGGCATTAGGTAGGGCAGATAAGAACTTGGCTAGGTTGCCAGATGCATCTTGAGCCATAAGAATCTGATTGGTTAGATCGCGGGCAACCTTCTCGTTGCCGCTAAGAATTGCCAGTTGTGCCTGAACTCGCAGCTCTTCTTCCTTGGATAATCTGCCTTTGAGAGCTGCGACTAGTTGAATCTGTTCTAGGTCAAAGACTGTGGCAGACTTCTTAAGGCTGTTCTGCTTCTTCTGCTCGGCTGTCAGAGCCTTTGTAGATGCGACTTGCTTCTTAGTTAGGGCTGCAACTTCCTTGGCTCGCTTAGCGGCTGCTGCCTCTGCTTCGCGCTGTTGGCGTGTGCGCATCGCTGTACCTGCTGGAGAAGCTGAACGTCCGCGAGTTAGGGTTGGAGTATCGTCAAATCGTCTAGCGATTGCACCATCGCCGCCTGTAAGTCCACCAAAGGAAGTAACATAATCAAGTCCTTTATAGAGTTGGCGTAAGCCATTAACTGCCTTGGCTGTAGCCATGGTAATGGCGTTGATGCCCTTGGCGATATTGTCAATAGTCTTGGCTGCATCGCTGGCTTGTGAGCCACCGCCGAGAACTGCAAAGGCATCTACCAAGCCCTTACCGATTGTCTCTTGAGCATTAGCAGATGCAACGCGTAGTACGTCCATCTTGTAAGAAGTAGTTGTCAGGTAGTCCTGCGCTGCGCCAGCAGACTTAGCCAGCATAATGCCTAGAATCTCGTTAAAGCTCTTGGTCTGTAGTTCTGCGCGGGTAAGCCCTGTGTTGTACTTAATAAGCCCACGAGTAATACCGACATAGCCTTTACCTAAGTCATTAACGACTGTGCCTAGTTCTGTGCCTGTGGCTCGGCTAATCTGGATAGCATTGTTAAGAAGCTCTTGAGACTTGGTTAATGATCCTGTGATGTTAAGTAAAGACTGGAAGGCTGGACGGAGTACGTCATCAGCGATTGCTGCACTCTGCTCAAGCCCAGAAATGAAGTCTGCAACCTGTACCTTTGAGAAGGACAACCCAAGGTTATCAACTGCGCTGGATAGTCTTCGAGCTGCTGCTTCATCCTCTGCGAAGGCTTTAACTGCTGCCTTGCCATAGGCTGCCATAGCGGATGCGCCAAGGGTAACGCCAAGGGTTTGCCCCAGCTTCTTAATTGTCTTGTCTAATCCCTTGACTGACTTCTCTGCTTTGTTTAAGCCAGTCGCATCCATCGTAGTGGCGATGCGGATTGCTAGGTCTGTCATTCCAGCCATTAGTCAGCTCTCCTTGCTCTAAATGCTATTTCGCCTCTGGCGTTAGACTTCTTTACAACCTTTTCGTTCGAGGCTTGGATAGCCTTCACAACTGCGGCAGTTGTCTTGCCTTGATCATTAGCCCATGCTCTAAAGAGTAAGCGACCCTTGGTCTTGCGAGTTCTGCGACCTGCGCTGTTAGATTGCTGTGAATCAACCAATGGCGGTAGTGCGCCGATAAACTGCCGTCCAGCGTTAGGGTTAGCAGACTTATTGACTGTCTTGTCTGACTGCCACTCTGTGATGAACTTGCCGTTGCGGTACTTCTTAACACGCTGGGCTGGTGGTAATCCTTGTGGGTTCTTACGTCCTGCAGTCTCGTAGATAGCACCAGAAGCAGACTTGTTAAAGATAGTTGCAAGGCTTCTAAAGCCTCGCTTGTTTGGCTTTGTAGGCGTTGTGGAGTAGCCCAAGCCCTTCTTGATAAGCCCAGCATTAAAGGCTCGATACTCCCAGATTCCAACTGCATTACCCCAGCCGCTTAAAGGCGAATCGCTGGGAACGAATCCTCTAGCCTGATTGACTACCTTGCGCAGATGTCCTGCAATTTCCTTCTGGGTTTCCTTGGCTAATTCGGGCGCATATTGCTTAAGGGCTTTGTTAAGAGCTACGGCGTTGTCTAGTTCTACTGGCATCGCTTTGCTCCTTTGCTATGTCCTTTAATACCTGTACATGAGCCTTGAAAGCCATCGTAGGAAGTTCCACGATGGAGTTGAACGGAACTCCATACTCATAACTCAATCGAGCTGCGAGATAGGTGAGGGAGTTCCGATCTAACCTAAAGGGTCAGACTCTAAGACCTCGACACTCTTGAGAGTAGCAAGGAAGTCCTCGCCGAAAGGCTTGACTGTTTCACCCGAACGTCTAATTGCTTCCCAGCACAGCCAGTAAACGTCTGACTGCTTCTGATCTTCAATCAAGGCTTTGTGAAAGCCCTTCTTGGCGTAGTTCTCAAAGCTGTACTCCAAGACTGGAGTTATCTCGAACTCCTGCACTTGTCCGTCAGCCCTTGTAACTTTGAGTTTTGCCATAGCCCTTTATCTCCTTCTTACGATGTTGTTACTGCGATTGTACCTGATACGTTCCAAGTTACGGACTGTGTGCCAAGGTCTCCAACTGCGCCGTTAATATCGGTGAGGTTATTGACTAGGCATGTCATTGTGTAAAGTGGGTTTGTTGCTGATACTGCTGATGAAGTCTGCTTGGCTGTAACTGTTACGTTTGTGCCGTAAGCAGCCTGTAGTGTCTGCAAGACTTCGCCTGTAGCTGTGTCGTTGAGGAAGTCGATAGTAAGTGATGCAGCCTCAAGACCCTTGACAAACTTGTGTCCTGAATCGCCCATCGCTGTTACTTCGAGCTCATCGAAAGTGCGGTTGATTGTTACTGCTGTTACGTGGTCTGATAGATCAACTGCATTGACAGTTAGAACTACGCCATTGTTTAGAAATACTGCCATTTCAGTTATTCCTCATCTTTCTTGGTAGTTGGTTTTGGTGCTGCTTTTACTTCTGGAGTTTGTCCGATTTTCGCAAGAAAAGCGTCTCGCTCCTTTTCCCAGTCGCTCATGACTAGCTCCATTCCGTTAGGGTACTGATTGCGACATCGCAAGCCAGTAAGTCTCCAGTAGGTAGGTTCAGCACTTTAGGGCTGGACACGCTGCCTACGTTGAACACAATGCTCGATGCTTCGAGAAGCTGGAAGAGGCGTACTACGTCATCCTCAATCCCAGCAAGGTTTCCTTGATTGTCCAGTAATGGCACAAGGATAGTAATAGTGAAGTTTGCTAGTGGTGCAATCGCTGTGTAGTCATTATTGCTGGGCACTAGGTAAGGATCAGCAGGGCTGACAATAACGCTGTTAGCAATAGGCGTAGCAGGTGGGAACGAGAACACGCTCCATTTGCTGTTGTCAGTTAGGGCAGCCGCTATCGTGCTGCGTAGGGTTGTAATCGCTGGCATCAGCCCACCATAGAGTTAGGGCTTAGGTAAGGTGCAAGTAAGCCACGAACGCGAGCCATGAGCTGATTAGACATGGTGTATGGGCTTGGTGCGTAGCCGTCAATAGATACGCCTTGACCTGTTGGTGCTTGACGCGCTTGCCAAATAGCCACAGAGACCATGAGGCTGGCTTCCTGAATGGCTGGAATGGTTGTGTAATCTACATAGGTCTCTGCTGTAAGAGTGCCGTAAGGATTGACTGGGTGGAAAGGCGCAGGGGTATTGTTATTGCCTGTGATTGCGTAAGTAATCTCTTTTTCACCAACGCCAGTAATGGTCTTATTGCCATTGTGCTTTGATCCGCAACCTGTGATATTGACTGTCTCACCAACGTAGAACACGTCCTGCACATAGTCGTTAAAGTAAGAAGTGCCTGTGTTGGCGGTGTTGCTGTGTCCAATGATTGGAGTCGTGTTAGTCCATAGAAAAGGCAACAAGACATTATCACTTGCATCGCAGACTGACTGCAAGACTGCATCAGTATAGAGAGTTCCGATACCTAGGGCGGTACGAAGCTCTGCGACTGTTGTGATGCTCATTGTTATCCTTTCTAAAGACTTGGCGGGCTACAAGGGCTCTGGTAGCCCGCCAAGCGACTTAGGGTGTTACTTAGGAGAGGTTGAACTTACGAACGCCCTTACCAGACTTCGCAACGTAAACTGCGAGGTATCCGTAAAGTGCGATTTCTAGTTCGCCTGTGGTTAGCACCTGAAGGCGTAGGTTTGTCACAGGTGATTCCCAGACATATACGCTAGATGGTGCAATAAGGAAAGCAGAGTTGTCAATGACACCTGATGCTGCGATGTTGTGATCAACAATGAGGTCAGTTCCGAGAACGTTGCCGCGTACTGATGATGCGACTGCTGTGCCTGAAGCGTTCATTGTTGAACCCTGTGCAGAGTAGAGTGCGCGACCTGTTGAGTCTGCGTAACCTGTGATAGCAGCCCATTGGTCTGTGTTAGCAACAAGCTTGTTAGCGAAGTCTCCGCCTGTACCCTTGTATGCGGCTGCGCCTTCTACAGAGATGAATGACTGAAGTCCTGCTGCTGTTGCAGCAACACCTGTTGCAGTTGTACCTGCTGAAATTAGCTCGGTCAAAACTGCTGTATCAGTTGCCTTCTCGTACGCCTTGCGGAGCTCAGCCATGAGCAATTCCATAAAGCTCGGCGAAGATCGGTCTATGAGTTCCCATGAAATGCGATTTAGCCCTGCGAACTTGTTGATGTTTACTGTGTCGTAAGCAGAAGTCATTCCGACATCTGTAACTGTTGCGCCTTCGTTTACATCTGCGACTGATGGTGCTGTGTCTGCTGTTGATGCGTTTGTGTAAAGACGTGGAACTGTGAATGACATTCCTGAGTCGATAAGTGCGTTGCGTGTTACAGCATCGAATACTGGACGTCCAGAGAATGTATCTGTAACGAACTGATTGAGGTGCTGTGGGAGTGTTAGACCTGTGTTGGTAGAAGTAGAATCATCAGCTGCACGAACTTTGCGGCGTGCATCATCGTCTCCGAGTGCTGCCTTAATAGATGCTTCGAGGTACTGTGCTGATGAAATCGGCGCTGTACGCTCCTTGGTGTAATGTGATGCTGCAACTGTTGGGCGAGCCGCTTCTTCTGCCGCTGCTTCAACTGCTGGAGCTTCTACCTGTGTGGTATCTTCCACGACTGGCTCGCTTTCTGTTGGTTTGGTTTCTTCAGCAGGGATGACTTCCTCTGCTGCGATCTCTAGCACTTGAGCAGACTTAAAGGCTGGCTCTGTTACTAGAGAAACTTCTTTTAACTTCGCTGCTGTGACAACTGTGTGTCCAGCGCGTGATGGTGCTGATGCAATAATCTCTGCACCGATTGACAAGCCAGAGACAAGTCCTTCTTGTGCCATGACAAGTGCATCGTTGCCACCTGTTGAACGTGACAACTTGAAGGTTGCATAGATGCCATCTGGTCGTACTGTGGCTGTAACCATGCGTCCTACTGGCTTCTTCATGTCGTGCTGTGATAGCAACTTAATCTTTGATGGATCGTCAATCTCAATAGAACCAGCCTCGAATACAACGCCACCAAGATTGGTGTTGCCGATTTCGCCAGTTCCCATTGGAACGATTTTGCCGCTAATCTCGCGGCGTTCTTCGCTGCACTCAATAGAGGCGGCTTCGATGTATAGAGTCTCCATTAGAGCCCCTCACTTCCGTTAGGTGTTAGATCTGTCATTTCCATAGCCTGTTCAGTTGTAATCAGCCCTAGAGTTAGCATCTTCTCAATTACTTCAAGTTCCTGAATTGGGTCTTGCTTGAGGAAGGTGTCAAAGACTGCAAAGCGAACTTCGTGTCCTGCTGTAGAGATGTCATCCATAGATAGACGAGTCTGAATAGCCTGAATGTAAGGCTCGATGCTAAGAGCGAAGAATTGCTTGCGCTCTTCTGTCACGTTTGCATAAGTCATAGTTGTGTTCTGATCTGCTGACAAGTAATACGCAGGAACGTTCATAGCGCGGGCAATTTCAGTAGATAGGTTCTGAATTGCCTCGTTGTACATCATGTCTTTAGGTGAGAACTGTGTGGACTGGAACTCAAGAGTGCTAGTGAGGTAAGCAGTAGAGTTATTCTGGCGGCTACGCTTCCAAGCTGCGAGAAGTCCAGAGACCTCGGCTTGTGGCAGGTCTGCGCCTGTATTTTTTAGGATGCCGCTAGACATTGGAGTAGCTGATGCGATAGCAGCAGCCTTGTTAATGTCAATCGCTGACTGGATAGTGCGACCAGCGCGCTCTAACACGCCTTCATCGAATCCCTGAATAGTAACGATGTCGTTCATGGCGATAGGAGCAGCATCAACGTAATACTGCGTAATCATGATGCCTTCGAGGTCAGTTGTGAATGTGACGCGTGAGTTAGCAATCCACTCGAACGCAGCAGGGCGTCCATCCTCTGCGTAACGCTCTGTAACGCGAAGATAAGATACTCCGTAGAACAAGAGTGAATCTACGATCCAGCAGATAGTGATAAATGATGGCTGATTCTTTGCAAGTTGATTAACCCAGCGAGGTGCAGCCATAACTTCGCCTGTGCGCTTGTTGTAATACTCAAGAGGGATTCCTGCGACTGTGCCACAGATTAGGTTGCGGGCTCTGGCTACAGAACTGACGCTCATAGCCTCTTTGCGAGATACTCGAAGTGTAAGCGAGCTATAGAGTGAGGGCAGATTCTCGCCCATGACCTGTGGCGCAAGCTGCGCTTCTAATATTTGTGGCTTACGCGAGAAGAGACCCATAGAAGGCAATTATACACTATATGTAGATTATTCTGTGTATATAGCCGCTACCTGTTGTGGTTTGTAAAGCATGTGGACAACCATCGCGGTAGCAATCGCACCAGAGACATCTCCTGCTGACTTGCGTTTAACAATGCGCCATGCCGAATCATTTACCTTGGCTGCGCAGTTATTCATCTGCTGAATCCAGTTCTCCTGACCTGAATGAACAAGGCGTTTTGAGTTGAGGCTGTCGTTAAGGTCTCCGCAAGCCTGATAGAAGGATGCGCCAGAGATGTCCTGCACAATTTGTCCAGCGTTAGAGAGCTTGTCCGCAATCGACTGGGCTGTGTACTTGTCGTAGCAGATTTGACGCGGGCGATACTGGTCAGCCCATGCCTTGATGTCCACCGCAATCTTTAGATCATCAACGCTTACTTGGCTTTCCCACGTTTGTAGGATTCCAACTCCGATGCGACCATCTGGGAGTATATGTCCAGCAACCAGAGTTGCATTACGGCGAGACGGACTGACATCAAATGCAAATACTGTATAGCCGCCCACAGGAATCGTGAGTGTTGAGTCGCTCGTCTCATCAAGGATTCCATGAGCCCACGGACTAGCAAGAGAGTCAATCCATTGGCAGAGCAGCTCTGTTCTAGTGTTTTCAATAGGGCTTGTCGCCACAGCTTCTTCAAGGGCTTCCTCGCTTATCGTATATCCGAGTGCTGGGTTGGCTTGAGCCCAACCTGCACGATCCGTAATCTTGCAATATTGGGGAGCCGAGTACTCGTAAAACCCAAAGGACTTAGGCGGGTTCTCTAGCGCTCTTTCTCTCATGCCATTAAGGACTACCGAGAAAGCGTCTCCTGCATTAGAGGTAAGAAGCGTCTGAGCGTTTGGACGCGCTCTAGTTGTAGGGATAGCCGCTCGAAATCCTTCTTCGTTAATCTCTCGGAGCTCGTCAATGAAGAGAAAGTCTGCAGTTCTTCCGCGAGAGCCATCTCTAGTTGCCGCAACAACGTCCAGCCTTCTTCCGTCCAGCATCTCAATAGACTCTGTGCCGTTGGCGTACCTGATTTGCTTAACGAATCCCTTGAGGTGGTCATTGTTCTCCAATACTTGTGCGACTTGTCTAAAGGTGTCCAAAGCCATGCTTCGATTTGAGGACATGATGAGGACGTTCTTACTATCCCACTTAAGCAGGTGAGCCAAGATAAGCATACGAGCTAAGTGGGTCTTTCCATTCTGTCGAGCAATAAGTAGCAGGTGGGAACGAGAACACGCTCCACTTGCTGTTATCAGTTAGGGCAGCCGCTATTGTGCTGCGTAGGGTGGTTATCGCTGGCATCAGCCCACCATAGATGAGGGGCTTAGGTAAGGCGCAAGTAAGCCACGAACGCGAGCCATCAGTTGATTACTCATGGTGTATGGGCTTGGTGCGTAGCCGTCAATAGATACGCCTTGACCTGTTGGAGCTTGACGCGCTTGCCAAATGGCAACGCTAATCATGAGGCTAGCCTCTTGGATAGCTGGAATCTCTGTGTAATCTGTGTAAGTAGATGCTGCTACCTGTCCGTAAGGGTTGACAGGGTGGCGTGTTGAATCGCTGACATGATCAGTAGTAACTGTAATGCTGTACTCGCCTACGCCTGTGATTGCCTTATTGCCGTTGTAGTGTGAGCCGCAGCCTGTGATATTAACTGTCTGACCAACATAGAAGATGTCCTGCACATAGTCGTTAAAGAATAAAGTTCCAACTGTGCCTTGGTTAGCGTGAGCCACTACTGGAGTCGTGTTAGTCCATAGAAAAGGCAACATGACATTATCAGCAGCATCGCAGACGGACTGCAATACGGCATCGGTGTAAAGAGTTCCGATTCCGAGTGCTGACCGTAGTTCTGCAACTGTAGTGATGCTCATTATTATCCTTTCTAAAGACTAGGGGAGCTGCAAGGGCTCTGGCAGCCCCCCTAGCGACTTAGGGTGTTGCTATTATGTAAGGTTGAACTTACGAACGCCCTTACC